CCAATCAGCTTTGGATAGTTCCTCTATGATTTCGGCTTTGGTCAAATTTTCTTTTCAATACTACAAATATAACCATCTTTTTCGTATTTTTTCTTACACCTCAACAACTCCTCCTCCGTCTTGTAGATGGAGATGCTCTGCGTGAGTCCTTTCTTGCAAGTAATTACCCAATAGGGCAAGTGCTTTTGAATGATGTTGACTTGTGATTCGGTCATAGTGAATTAAATCGGTGTAGACATTTACGGAGTTTATGATTGATGAGTGATCCCGATGTAGGATGTTGCCAACCCCAGCGAAGGTCATCTTCAAATGCTTCCTACATAAATAGCAAAACAAGTGCCGTGCATAGGCGATGTGTTGCTTCCTGTTGAGAGAGACAATTTGGTCAGGGGTGACATCGTAAATTTGACAAGCAACTCTCATTGCATCCGTCCAGTCCGCTTCTATGTCGTTAATATCGCATCTTGGACGCAGTATTTCATTCTTCAATCGCTTGACTTCGTTTGAATGAGATGTGTGCAGTTGTTGAATAGTCAATCGCAATCTCCGAATCTCTTGCTTTAGGTTGTGGGTTTCCTGGTAGTGGTTCATAGTTTCTCATTCCCTTCGCCCAATTTGATGAACCCGGAATCCTTGTTTGATCCAGTTGCTCGGATAAAGTCAATTTCAATCTTTGCTGAATTGATGATAACTTGTCCGACATCTGCCATTGCTTTTGCAGTTTGGATGTCAATGTCACCGTCTTTTAATCGTTCAAGTGCCTCAAAGAGATGATCTCTCAAGTCGTTAATTTTGTTTCTTGCCATAGGAGTTTATTTGTCTTGTTAGTGATTTTTTTAAGTGTACAACTTCTTTTAATTCTTCGGGTAGATTTTGGATGTGATTTCTTCTCATATGCTCTACCCTCGTGATAATTTCTAAATTGTCAATTGTGATATTATTTTTATTCCTGTCTTTGAACACGACAAACATTCCCTTTGGAATCTCTCCGTTGTGTTGTTTCCACAAAAGGACATGTACAAACTCAAATCCTTTCTCCACCCTTTCTACCAGGTACCCATCACGAAAGGAACGGTATCCAATTGGTTTGGTATTATGTGGTGTTTGTCCTTTCTTAAATTGTGTTTCCTTGCCTCCAATCTGCAAACCTTTCATTCCTTTATTCCACGACTTCATCCCTTTTTGAAATTGGGTGCGTTCGTGACCTTTGTAATTTTCTATGTAATAGCTTATCAACCATTCCTGGTCTTTGTGTAATCCAAGTTTGTTTGCACGGTTGTAAATTTGAGCAACATTGCAGTCAAAATGCTTTGCCAAATCTTTTGCCAATGTTGTTGGATACAACTTGGTTAGTTCTTCGCTCTCGGCTTTACTCCATCTCTTTCTCATATCTTCTCCTCGTACATTGTCCGACTACCAGTGAAGGTTGTTGGAATGGTGTGACATTCTCCGTGGCGATTCTTTGCGATGATGACCTCCGCTTCTTCAACTTCTACCTTCTCACCTGAATAGTATGCTGGTCGGAATGGAAACATAACGACATCTGCATCTTGTTCAATACTTCCACTCTCCCTAATGTCGGATAGCATAGGTCTCTTGTCTGCTCTCTCCTCGCATTTGCGTGATAATTGTGCAAGGACAATGACGGTGATTTGCAACTCCTTCGCCAATAGTTTAAGATTACGGCTAATCTCGGCAATCTCTTGCTCTCGGTTTTGCTTTGTTCCTTTTATCAACTGGATGTAATCTATCACAAGAAGGTCAAGTCCGTGCTTTGCTTTGTGAATCTTCGCCTTTGATTTGATTTGCTGAATGGTACAATTTGGATCGTCATCAACAAAGAACTCAACCGTTGAATTGTTCACCTTGTCGCATAGCGTGATGACCTCAACCTCTTTCAGGTTGGCATTGCGAATCTTCCAATTGGGGATATTAACAAGGAGTGACAAGTATCGCTTTGCAAGTTGCTCGGATGACATCTCTAAACTCACAAACAAACCCTTTCCTTCCAACTTGCCAAAATCATACATCAACGACAAAGCAAGAGCGGTCTTTCCTTGTCCGGGACGAGCAGCCATCACAATCAAATCACCAGCGTTCCAACCTCCCAAGATGCGGTCAATTGATGTCCATCCGCTTTGCTTACCTGTTATCCTATCTCCTCGCTGAATTGCTTTTGTTATGTTGTCAACGGCTTGACCTGACAACTTGTGAATTGATATCGGATCGTTGATGGTTGTGAACTTGGTGTTGTCAATGATGCTTTGCGTTTGTGTGAGCAACTCTTTCAAATCACTTGTTAGGTCAATAGAAGCGATTTGCTGAATGAATTCTTTGTGAAGGTACTTTGCCTCCAACTTGGGGATGTAACTGCTTACATTCGCAACATTGCTCACATTCTGCCCAATGAAGATAACACGCTTTCTATCTTCGTGAGTCATTCCTTTTGTCAAGGAGATGTAATCAATAGGTTCGTTACCATAATATGCAACTGACATCCGCTGAATTACTTCTCGGTGGAGTCGTTGTTCAAACCATTGGTGTTTGATTCTTGGAAGTAAGGCTCTTGTCTGCTCATAGAACAAAAGTTGTCCAAGTATATAATCTTCCAGTTCATTCATAGTCCTTCAAATTAAATACTTTCCTGTGAATAACTTGTTGACTTGCTGAATTATTTTTTTGATTTGTCTTCCAAGTTCTTACCGATGCTTTCCAATCTTTCATTTTGTTCTTTCCTACCATCCATCCATTTGCTTCGTAATGGTTTAGCCAATTCTCTGCGATGTCGTTCATCCCTTGTTCTCTCATATATTCTTTCAGTTGTTCAATAGTGGGTTTGACAAAACCTTTTATTTCTTTTTTTACATTTACACTTACACTATCACTAACACTTACACTATCGGCATTTTTGGTATGCTTTGGTATGCGGTCTGATGCGGTCGCATCCCATCGCTTACGAGCGTTGTCCTGATTACGCTTTCGGATGTCTTCGTATTTCTGCAAATCTCTCTTGAGTGATTGTTTAACCGGTTCAAATGCGATCCGTGTGATTACATTGTCCGTTTGTGGTTCTTGGTCGTTGACATAACGCAAGATGTGTTTGAATAAATCACCAGCTTGTTCATTAGTTAATTGTTCTACTGTATGTATCAAATCACAATACAGGACAAATGATTTTTTATTTTCTGCCATAAATTAAAAAAGCCCAACTGAATTAGTTGTGGTCGCATCACAAACTAACCCAATCGGGCAAAGGTGGTTAACTATCGGAATATGCGACATTCCAGTTACTTCACAAAAATAGCAAATCTAAACTTTGTATCCAAGTTCTTTCTTGACTTTATCTTGTCGCTTTTGACGAACTTCGTAGAGTTCACCACGCAAATGCGGAAAGTCCTCTTGAAGCTTTTGTCTTGCTCTGCGAATAGTTTCAGGCGAGTGCAGTTTGCCTCGCTCCAAACGCTGAAAAAAGTTCAAGATATTTGATTGCTCTTTCCAAATAGTTGACATCAAAAGATTGTCGTTGTCTCGGAGTGCTGGTTGTTCCTCTAACAACCGTTGCACAATTAATTTGATTTGATTCATAGTCTATAATTTTTTTTGATCCGCAAATACAGGTACCTGACCTTCCATTCACTACATTCCATCCGCTCTGCAATTTGTCTCCAAGTGTAGCGAAAGTCCTCACGGAGAATTGCAATCGCCCACATTAGGTTGTAATTACTTTTTTCGGGTGACATATGCGATACCGATTAAAAAGAGAGCAAATGCTCCAATGAACCCAGCAATGAACTGCCCGGTCAATGGATAGGTGACGATTGTCCATCCGTACAAGAATCCACTTGCAATGACGGTGAGAATTATGAGAAGATTTTTCATTGTTCGTTAATAAATTTTGCGTAATCGTGTGCATCCTGTTCGTTCTCAAATGTGGCGAGAAGTTCACCAGCGAAGTACACTCTCCATTTGCAAATGAAGTTGATTGTTGCCTTAATTACGATTGCCTTCATTTTTGATAGAGTTGTACTGGTTCTCCCAAACTTTCGCTTTGTCTTCCAACTCGGCTTTTGTTTTCTCGTGATCCATTTTCGCCAAGTTTAATTGGTTGTTGGCGGTTTGCAAGTCAATGCGATTCTGCCACAATTCACCTTCCAGTTCGGTATTTATCCGATGTAGACGGTAAATTTCCTCCAAGTAATCTTGTGACTTCTTTTCATCAGCATACACCTTGTAAACCAATAGGACGAATGTCAGCCCAAATAGTATTGTTGTTGTCATTTTGCTTTGCCTTTGTAGAATTTGTGGTTGTAGATTGCTTTTGAGAACTCGTCAAATTCAGGTATGAACTTGTCCTTCTCAAACTCGTAGGGTTTTGCTTCGGGCAACTCTTGACGATTCGCCTTCTTGATGCAATGTACACCATACATCACCGCAATGGTGATAGGTGTTAGGATGATTGGGTAGATGATGTCTAATGCCATAGTTCAAACTAACAACTTTTATTTCACAAATAAAAAATAATTTTACAATTGACTTTGTGAATGAACGATTTATTTAGTAATTGACAAAAATAGTTCCCCAGCGTATGTCAGCTTCTCGTCTATTATCTCTTGAGCATCCTCATCTAAAGTTATAAGCGTTCCTGTGACCTTCTTTCCATCAGGCATTCGTGGATCGTATGAAACGAAAATCCCCTCTTCTAACCCGGTTGCAATCATTCCCATCTGCATCTGCCAATAATACTCCGTGCGTTTGCTCTTGAGTTGCTCATTGTTTTTTATGAAGAAGTTTTGAAGGTGGTTGCCTGAATTGAAAGGACACTTGATTTCAATTAGCTTGTCACCCAGTGCATCGGGAGAGTAACCACCCCAAAGCCCATAGGTGATAAAGGTGTAGGATTCCGCACCGTAGTATGTATAGAAGTCATCGCTTTGTTGCTGGAAGTAGTGGAACGCTTCTTTTTCGTGTTCCTTTCCCCAATCCAATGCACGACCATAAATCTCCGTTCGGTTACCTGTGAGATACTCCGCAGCCTTTTCAAACACAAAGGACTTTGCCGTCTCCGAAAGGAACTCCGATTTTGATTTCGGAGTCCCCATCAGTTTGTGAATTTCGGAAGCGGTGAAGCGTGACCTTCTCAAGTCTTGCCAATCCTCTTCATTCAAATTAGCGTGAATAGATGGAAGTTGATGTTTCATTTCTCGCCAATTAAAAGTTTTTGATTCACTGGAGAGACATCATACTTTGTCAAGATGTCAGCCATCAGTCCACCTGTCTTGAGATGCTCCATTGCTTTTGCCCAATTTGGATGCTTTGGAGTGAGTTCGTCTTTCTTCGGTGCTGATGTTCTGCCCATTGCTTTCTCTCCGTCATCATCCTCGTCAATGTTCAAGTTCAAGATTGAACCAAGAGCATAACGCCTTGCGTAAGTAATTGCAGAACCCATTGCTTGTGGATCGTTCTGCTTGACTACCGGCATCACATAGGATGACTCCATCCATTCACCTGATTCGGAGTGAACGATGATGGTTGTTAGTGCGTCACCATCGGGGAACTGACTGATTGCCAAACCACATTCGCTCAATGGCTTTTGGATGGTTGACAGGATATTTGCCAATGACGCATACTTTGACTTGAAGAAAGGGTTGTTGGACTCCTTTGCTACCTTGCTCACCGATGCTTGGAATTTTACCAACGCACCAGCGATGTTCTTAATTGATTCGCTTTTATTCATAGGAAATTTGTTTTTTGTCCGAGCATAAAGAAGATTGTGAACTTCTCAGGTTCTTTGTACTGGAAGGTTTCCGATGCCACACCGACAACATTCTTGGTCACGCATCCGTGAAACATCTCATTTGCACTTATCAAGTACGGTTCAATTTCTTCAAAGTGATGATTCAAGAAATAGTTCTCAACTTGTGCGTCAGTATACACGCATTTTGTTCCGTCAGGTTGAACATATATCCAACCATTTGCACAACACTCAATCATTGTTTACCTCCTTCAATGCAATCTCAATAACGGTTTGTGCTTTAGGAGATACGATGTTCCCCTCAATTAAATACTTGCGAACGGTTGGAAGTGAAACTCCAGCCTTACGAGCAACGGACTGCAATAGTCCTTGTCTGCGTTTCATTTTAATCTCTTCAATTGCTTTCGTGTAATCCATAACGAGAGCAAAAGTAAAGTAAAGTTTCTAATTGTGCAAGTATTTTTTTCTTTTTGTGAATTAATTTTTCACATCCACCGCAAAAATCAAATCCCCAAGACGAGCATTCAACTCATTTACCAACTCCATTTGGAGCGATTCGGTGAACGCATCCGACAAGAAGTGTGTTGCCTTTGTTCCTCTGCGGTGAATCTTACGAGCAATCGCCTTTGCGAGTGACTCATACGACATATCAGGGTTGGTTGGTTTGATTCCTTTGAAAGCGATCCACTCTTGAATGGACTGCCATAGATACGGAGTGCCTTCGGTGTGACCATTCCTTGTTGGCTTCCTTCCGTATTCCAAAAACTCCCAATAATTTTCAGCAAGAAGAACGGTGTTGATGGATGTCGGTGTCTTGATAATCTCCCCCGGTACAAAGGATTGCTTCAAAGCGGATGAAGCGTTGATTCCTTTCTCATCCATTGAACGAGCAATTTCAGGATAGACTTTATTGTTCCACCAATTCTCAATGATTTGATGTAACAAGTCATCATTTCCACCTTCTCCCAAGAATGTGTCAAGTGAATTACCCAATTTGCTCAAGTCTATTTCAGCCATCCTACAAGCGTCAAAAGTGTTAAACCTATAGAGATGTTCTTGAATAGCGACAAAGTGCGTGAAATGGCTTTATTTTCGCTCACAAGGGCATCATTCTTGTCACGCAAATATGCGTTGTTGATTCTCATCTTCACAATGATAGAATCTTGCTCGGCAATTATAATGGAATCCGATGTCACAATCTTACGCAATACCGTGACTTGTTCTCTTGCGATTGCTCCTTTTACCAAATAATGGTTTGCTTGTTTGATGGTATTTGTATCAACAAGGACTTGTCCATAACTGGTCAACGGAAAGAGCAGAATCAACAAGAATCTCATTTTATAAAGTAGCGTTTTTCTTGGTTTGTTTTTCCTTCTCTGCGATGAGCTTGTCAAGATACCACTTGGCTTTGTACAAATCCTCAAGACCGTTCTTGTCTTCGCATCTCCACAGGTACTTGATGACATTTGCCGTGCAAACTGCAATGAGTCCCTTCTTTCGGATGGTTGCTGACTCAATGGCATCAATGCACTCTATGTCTCCCTGTTTGTAGTGGGTTGGGTTAATTGCATCCATTTTCTCACAAAGGTATAGTAACTCTCTTCAATGACAATGATGTGTCCTCCGGTCATATAAAGTTGCGTGTTTTCAAATAACGCAGACGCAGCGACAATGTGTTGCTCATTTACAAACCCATCCTCAAGGATTTGCACAATTTCAGGCTCAATCCCAACGGATTCAAGCCACGAGTCATTGCGTTGCTCCATTATGATTTGCACTTTCATCATAAAGTTTTATGAGTATAGGCGTGAATTTTGCGAGTTGTTTTCTCGTCTCGGAATGGTTTCATAATTAACCAGCGACCTCCAATAGGTTTTGGAGATGCTCCCCTTTCAATATGCCATCCTTTTGAGCCATCTCCGTATTCTTCCTTGTATGCACTTGTCCGAATCATCAAAATGTCTCTCAACATCACCGTGTCTTTGCAAGTCAATTCCTCAACCGTGTATGTCATCTCATAGTCCTCGTGAACATGACCCATCCAAATCGCATCCGCT